TATGCGAGAGAAAGTTTAATGAAAGCCACGAGTGTCAAGGGGACTGCGAATGACACACGATGAATTAACAAAAGCATTGACACCAACAGATACGCCATTTCCAAAATATTCTCCAAACGCTGTTGTTGATGCCCTTCGTGCAGTAGTGGCATTACATAACCCAGTAGAAGGTGTTTGGGTTTATGAGTGTGGACATTGTAATATTTGGGATGATGCTAGCGAGTATCCGTGTGCAACCATTCAGGCGATTGAGAAGGTGCTAAATGACTGACCCGAAGGAACTATTAGTTACTGCTTTACATAAGAAAGAGAACTCACGGCCACGTTCTAATCAGGTACAGATTGGACCATCAGAGTTAGGTGGTTGCCGTCGTAAGGTCTGGTATAGATTAAACGATCAACCAGAGACTAACGATAACGAATTAAAGTTAGCAGCGATTATGGGTACTGCTATTCACGGTGCTATTGAAAGCGCACTTGACGGTCGAGAAGATTTAATGATAGAAACCGAAGTGGAATACAACGGTATGAAAGCTCATATTGATTTGTTCATTCCATCATCAGGTGATGTGGTTGACTGGAAGACAGTCAAGAAACAAAACCTGTCGTACTTTCCTAGTCAGCAACAACGCTGGCAGGTTCAGGTCTATGGCTACTTGCTTGATAAGTCGGGGAAGGGGAAGCCCCAACGAGTTAATCTGGTAGCCATACCGAGGGATGGTGACGAGCGTGATATCAAAGTACATAGTGAAGACTATGACGAAGCTGTTGCGCTTGAAGCCTTATCGTGGCTTGAGGCGATTAAAGAGTCCGGTGAAGCTCCATCGCCTGAGCGCGATGAAAGTTACTGTAAGTTCTATTGTAAATACTACGACGCATCTGGTGAGTTAGGATGCGTTGGTCTAAAAAAAGAACATACAAAAACTGAATTACCGGAGATTAAAGATCAGGTAGCAGTAGAAGATATCTCATCGTATGCACAACTTGATGAGCAGATTAAATCTTTAGAGAAAAGAAAAGAAGCGCTGAAGGAAAGACTAGGCGGTATCACTGGTATTACTACTAATGGATATGAGATCAGATGGTCTACTATCCAAAGTAGTACGGTTGATAAAGAAGCGGTGGAGAAAGCACTGGGCTTCGTACCAACCAAGCAAGGAAAAGAAAGCACAAGGCTTTCAATAAAACAAGTTGGAGGAAAGTAAATGGCTGCACCAGAATCAACAAAGTTCCAGGTGAATTTCAAATCACCAGATGGAACTCTAGTAAATTTATATGCTGCTAACAAAGATGAACTTGAGGCACTTCTTACCGCAGCACAAGACTTCTCAGCACTTATTGGAGCTGTGAGTCAATCGTTTCACGGCAATACACCTGCTGTATCCGTACAGCCTAGCGCCCCAAGAGCAGTATCAAACCCTGCTCCTGCCACCACCCAAGTTGTTGAAGGACAAGCGCCGTCGTGTAAGCACGGCAATATGACATTCCGTACCGGTACTGGGGCTAAGGGTCCTTGGAAAGGTTGGATGTGTGCTGCGCCTAAAGGTGCATCAGATAAGTGTGCAACTATCTGGGCATAGTCAATGCGGGAGCCGGTTCACTATGAGGCTCCATTATGTGCAGAGATTGGTGGAGACTGGTGGTTCCCCGAACGGGAACGTGGTGCTCTTGAAAACCTCGCACCTACATATGCAAAAAGTATATGTCAAAGGTGCGAACACAAAATCGAATGTGCAGAGTGGGGTATTGCCAATGAAGAATTTGGTATCTGGGGCGGTTTAACAGAGTTTGAACGTAAGTTTGTAAGGAGAAATAGAAGGCGAGGGGACGTTGCTTAAGTTAGGACGTGCGTGGTCTGGTGTCACAACCAAGGCAACACCGCTACCTGTTGTATGGAAAGACCTTGAAAGAAATGGAATTAAGTTTCGTCGAGGTCAAGTCTGTATGATTGCAGCAGCTCCTAATGCTGGTAAGTCTATGCTCGCTTTAGTCTATGCGATTAAAGCAAAGATACCTACGTTATTTTTCTCCGCAGATACTGACACTACTACAGTGATGATGAGATCAGCAGCAGCTCTGTCTGGTCACTCACAACTTACTGTAGAAAATAACCTCAATGCTAATCCGTCGTACTACAAAGAGCATCTAGAGGATATGGGCCACATTCAATGGGTCTTTGAATCTTCACCATCACTTGATGATATTGAGTTGGAGATTAAGGCATACGTTGAATTGTATGGCAAAGCACCAGAGTTAATTATCATTGATAACTTAATGAACGTTGCTGCTGAATCTGATAATGAATGGGCAGGTCTTCGTGCGATTATGGTGGAGTTGCACGATATGGCTAGAAAGACTGAGGCGTGTGTGATGGTATTACACCACGTATCAGAAGCTAGTGAATATGGCTCGCCCACTATGCCATCACCAAGAAGAGCAATACACGGCAAGGTATCTCAACTACCTGCAATCATTCTGACACTGGGCTATGACCCACAAGGAATGTTACGTGTGGCTGCTGTGAAGAATCGCTTTGGTCAACACACTGCTGATGCTTCAGTTTGGGCTACGCTCTTTGTAAACTTTGCTGCTTGTCAGATAGGAGATAGTGATGCACAAGGCAGGTCTTATCTTCATCAGAACTTTCAGGCGGTATGATGAGTAGCTATAACAAAACAAAAGGATCAAAGTTTGAAACAGATGTTATGAAGTGGTTGCGTTCTCTAGGACACTCTGCAGAGCGCCTTCGCCTTGCTGGAACCAAGGATGAAGGTGATCTGGTCTGCATCATCGCAGGTCAGACGTACATTCTAGAGTTAAAGAATCGCAAGACGCTCTCCCTTCCGGCGTTTTGGGATGAAGCAACTACTGAATCCGAGAACTATGCGAAGGCTCGAGGTTTATCCTCTAACCCTCCTGCCTTCGTCATAGTAAAGAGAAGGAACGCTAGCATCGAAGATGCTTGGGTCATACAAAATCTATCAAGTTGGGTAAAGGAGAAAGCAATGCCAACACCAGAAGGTAATCTTACAAGTTCAGAAATCTGGGTACCAGAACCAGAAGAGACAGTAGAAGAAGTTAAAGAAGAAACACCAGAAGAAGAAAAATGATCTGCGCTAATTGCGTAATGGCTGGCGAGTACAACACCAAGGGCTGGTATGTACTCGCTAAGACCACTCACGAATATTGTGGCGAGGAGTGCGGATGTCAACACAAGACTGGTCCAGGGTTAATAAAGGTAAGCGGTTCAAGGGAGCCGTTGATGCAAACGCAGTCCCCATAGCACCTGTTGTTGCTCATTACGGAGGAGAAGTACGAGAAGGTAGAGGTGCTTCAGTTCGGTGTGTTATTCACAATGACACGAGGCGAAGTGCAGTAATGAATACGTATGACAATTTATATTTCTGTCACACGTGCGGTAAGGGTGGCAATGCAGTAAACATAGTTAGCTTGCTAGAAAATTTGGAGTTTAAGGATGCACTCACAAGAGCAATCGAGATCATTACTACAAGCGGTCAATCATTACAACAAGTCTCTAAACGCTCAGGCAGAAGACTACCTCGCAGGACGTGGGATATCTAGAGATGTTGCCGATGCTTTCCTACTTGGAGTAGTTACTGACCCAGTAGCAGGTCACGAAGGACATACTGGTTGGCTATCTATTCCCTATATCACAGCGTTAGGTGATGCAGTAGGGGTAAAGTTTAGAAGGCTAGATGATGGTAAGCCTAAGTATGGCGCACCCACAGGACAGAAGGCACACCTGTTTAATGTTGTTGATGTGATAGTAGATAGCGCATTTATTGTGGTCTGTGAAGGAGAGTTAGATACTGTTATTGTCTCAGGAGTATTAAACATTCCAGCAGTAGGAGTTCCTGGGGTAGCAGCGTGGAAGCCACACTTTTCCAAGTTGCTCTCAGGCTATGATCGAGTTCTTATTGTTGGCGATAATGATGTGAAAGAAGATGGAACAAACCCAGGAGCTGAGTTTTCTAGGCGTGTCCAGAGCGAAGTTAATAATGGGATAATAGTATCCTTACCACCACAAATGGATATCAATGACTTTTATCTGGCAAATGGTATAGATGCGACAGTCCAACTACTAGGAGGAAAGTGATGTATGACCAGCAAGAAGGAGTTGAATCAAGTAGCAGAATTGTTGATGAATATGGGGATGGTAATAGTCTCGATAGATTACAAGCAAGGAACTATTACGTGCAAACCAATACCAGTAAAGAAGTAAGCGAGAAGTTTGTTGCTGATATGTGGTCTGTCTTTGATTCTGCTGGAACCTTGCTCCTTCGCAAGCACCACGACTACGGTCCACTGAACGTGGCACACTCACCTGGTGGTGCGCTCAATGGTCTTCGTGTACGTATGTGGGACAAGATAGCTCGCATCAACAACCTCTTAGATAGCGGTGTTAAACCATCTAATGAATCTTTGCGTGACTCTTTTGTTGATCTAATGAACTATGCTGCCATCGCACAGATGGTACTTGATAAGACGTGGCCTGAGTTACCAGAATGAATAACTTCAAACTGTTTACTCGTAAGCAAATAGAAAATGCTTTAGAACTTACTATTAAGCAACGAGATTCTTTGAAGAAAGAGCTAGATAGGCTGTACAAAATGACTGATGTAATCATAAAAGCTGCGGTAAAAGATGACTGACGAATTACATCCCTCGCTCTTTGACTTAATACCTTCGGTATCTAATGTTATTTACCGCAGGTATAAACAGTTTGTTGAGCGAAAGGATTTGACCCAAGAATGTTTTACTTGGGCTATGACTAGAGCAGAGTATCTTTTCACTCAGCTCTCAGTTGAGAATGAAGAGGAGCGCTCTCGTAATGAGAAGCGTGTAGCCTTCCAACTGCGTAGAGTTGCTGAGCGTTATGCTCGCAAGGAGAAGGCAGCTAAGTCTGGCTATGTTACTAGCGATGAAGCCTTCTATGACACCATTACTATCGCTCAACTATTGCCCTATGTTATTGCTTCAGTAGTCAATGATACTGCCATTGAACAGGCACAGAATATGATTAACGATGGTACTCCACGCAAGCCAGCAGCTCCGGCTGAAGGTGGCAACCTGCTTGCTATCTTGATAGATATTAAGAAGGCTTATGAGCGCCTTGATAAAGATAACCAAGATGTCTTGCGCCTTCGATACCACGAAGAGAAGACTCTCCAGAATATCGCTGAGTATTTAGAGTGTGCTATCTCTACCGCAGATCGCAGATGTACCCAAGCCCTACGCAAACTCCAACAAAATATCGGAGGAGATTCCCCGTATGCGTGAGCAAGAACTCTTTGAATACTTACAGTCCTCCCTCTATCCAGACCTAGAGAAGAGTGTGGGTATCTATGATTCCTTTGACTGTATCTCTAAAAAAGCAGGTCACTACATAGAATTAAAGTGTCGCCATACCCACTATCCTACGCTACTTATCGAAGAGATGAAGTATCGCAAGCTCATCACGCAAGCAGCAGAGCGTGATCTCATTCCGTTTTATATTAACTCCACACCAGAGGGTATCTTCTCATTTGATTTGATGGATGTGCCAGAGCCTGAATGGTTTACTCATCGTATGCCAGCAACCACAGAGTTCTCACGCAATAATAAGATAGATAAGTTGGTTGGGTATTTACCGGTTGAAGAGGCTGTTCAGTTATGATTTATGAATTTAAGTGTCCACACTGCCATATTAGTTTATATCTGGAGCGTTCTATTCACGATGAAGTTGGTGCGCCCAAGTGTCCTGACTGTAAATCTGATGGCATCAG